AGTCTTTCTACGTTCGGTAACTTTACACCGCTTAATTGTACAAGGGATTTCGTTAGGGTGGGTATTGTATTTGACGGTTTAATTTTGTTTAACTCAATCAAACTTTTGGTAATTTCACCAATATTTGTAAGTTTAACCTTCTCTAATTTTTCTAAAGAAGTTGCCAACCTAGCAAAAGAAGGAGGAGTTTTTATTTTTGCTAATGATTTTTGAAATTTGTTAATGGATGTTGTTGCAGAATTAATACTTTTTTGAAGTTTTGTAAAAGCTCCAGCAAACGAATCAATTTTCTTAATATCAATACCAACAACTTTAAAAGCAATCTCAACCGTTTGTTTTTTATCTGCCATTTTATTTCCTTCCCGCCATAAAAGTTGCTAATCTTTTCCAATCTTTATTAACTTCAGCAATCTTTGGTTTTTCTTTTTTTGGTTTTTTTACACCAAGATCACTTAAAACTTCATTTAATCCTTTAAATTCTAAATTATTGCCCATCCACATATCTGTTAAATTTGCTGCTTTCTTTTCCCTTTCCATCAACACAATCGTCTTATAAAAATTACCTATTTCGGAAAGTGTATATTTTTTAATGCTTAACCAAGAGTGCCCACATGCAACCAACGTTTGAATTGCAAATGTTATTTCTTGTTCTTTTTCGGTTTTTTTGGTGCGTCCTGCCGAAATTTCCCGGTCAAGCTCTTGAAGTTTTTTTCCAATGAATCCTTTGATTTTAAATTAACATCTAAAATTTTATCCACGATTGCCACAATAAGATCGATGGGTAATGCTTGCAAATCTTTAATTGCAATATTGGAAGCTTCCTCAAGAATATCTGGAAAATTATCAATAACAGTAACAGCCAATTTAAATAAATTCGCATGTTCATTATAATTGTCCCATGTAACACCAATATCACCCAAAATTGTACCAATACCTTTCAATTTTTTAGAAAGTATTGCAATTTGTTCAATATTTAAAGGACGTATAATAATTGATTGATTACCAATTGTGAGAGTTTCGCCTGGAAATAAGGCATCTAAATCAAGAGATAAAGATTGTCGAATAGTCATAATTCTTTCCTTCTTTTTACGAGTTAGGTAAAATGATCTGGAAGGTTTTTAATTCTTGGTAAGTACCTTCCAGATCCTAATTAAGTTATTCGGTTTATATTATGTCAATTCCTGCTCCATGATGATGGACATATATGGATTCAACGGATGATTTGTTTCGTCTTTCAGAATTTCACCCACAAAACCAAGTGTGCTCCAATCGTCACCAATCATTGCTGTATCACCGGAAGGTGTAAGGGATACACGCCATACTTCCAATTCCTGTTGATTACCGGCAGGATTATCAGAAACAAAACGTAGTTTACCTTCAACCTGAGTATTAGCAAATGCCTTGATCAGTGAATAGGTAAGTGCAGCATATCCATAAGAAACATGGACAGTTTCACCCTCAGTTATAGTACCACCGGAGAGAAATTTAATACGACCAATTTTATCATCGCTCAAAGTCGTATCCAGTTCATAATCAGTACCCTCAACAAAAGTTGTTGAATCTGCATCATCCTGAACCAAACAGAACGGAGTACCAGCATTAGCAGTACCGCCAACTAAGGAATCGACTACAGCAGCACCAGTACCATCACCAGTAAGAACTTCATCATCAATATAATCAGTGGTGTTGGTTCGTGCTATTGTCAATGTACCAGACGTAGAATCGCCCGTAACCGCAAGAACAATACCTGTTGCTCCACCCGCACCAGTGACAAGTTCACCAACTACAAAAATTACAGTGCCTCCATCATAAGGTAACAGCCAATGGGTTACGCCTCTGAATGCAAGATCGGAACGTTTATCTAAATGGACCATAACTTCTTCAGCAGAAACTCCACCATCAACCTGAGTTTCAGTTGTAACATCGCCTAACGTAAGCAATGCAAGATTTTCTTTGTTAACTTCATCAAGAGTAAAAGCAAGACCAGGAGTAATCTGAGAAATAATCTCTTTATCCTTTGCTTTTAATCCACCACGTGAACTGTAATGCTCCAGTTTTTCAAGAGCAATGTTGAAAGTAAACGCCGGGGCATTCCCCAAATCACGTTCACCCTGATAAACTCCAGAGACAAGCTGATCAAAAAACACGACACCTTTCCCTAAAGTATAATTGTCTGTATTCGGTGATGTTGCCATTTTAAATCCTCCTTAAAGATTATAATTTATTTTATAAAACATCATCAGTGTAAACTAAATCTAAAACCAATCGCATTGCTAAAATATCAGGTAATCCATACCCAACAGGACCCTCAGTACGATTCTCATTAATAAAAACATTATCAGCAATCCGTGCATTATAAACAACTGGGTCTGAATCAATTATGGAAAACACAGCCTGTCTCATACGACGATACATAGCTTTAATATCCACATCTTTTGTTGTGACTAATTCAAGAATTACTTCCAAGACACGGCGTACAGGATATCCGGTATTACCTCGACTTGTTTGTTTGATTACATTATCTATTTCTTCCAACATAAAAATACAAGGCATATCCGAATCCTGAATTGGGGCAGTTGGGAGTCGTTTAAACGTTTTAACACCAATGACAGCCCTACGGGATTTAATGCGCTCATAAATTTCTTCTAATCCCAATTCCCGATTAATCATAATACCGCCTTTATCCCCGAATCTAAAATATCAATAGTTAGTTTATCCAATAACGATTTATCAGAAATTACTCTCGTTACAGCCCCACCAACCGTTTTAGAATGACCCGGATCTAATCCACCAGCCCACACTTTACCATCAACAAGTTTTAATTTACCAGTGCCTTTCCTCAATTGTCCTTTTTTCTTGCCTCTTCGGACTCGATGTGGGAAATACCATGGAGCTTTTCCGGGTTCAGCACCATCTTCAAGAAATTGACCATAACCAACAGTTTTATTTGTTATAACTAATCCGGCCAATTCCGTACCACCCGAAAATCGCAATCTTCTAGCTCTCCAATTTGCAGCAAACGTACCAGAATCTTTTGGGGAATGTTTACGCAACTCTCTTAGGACAAATGATTCATTCTTATATAAAGCCTTTTGAGTGGATTGACGTATATTATCCCCCATTGTTCTAAGCTTTACTAAAAATTCAGATAAATCCATTTTAATTATCCCTTAATAATAACGTATATAACACACTCATTGGATCAAGTTCTTGTCCTTCAACAGTGTATTTAACACCTTCAAAAGTGCAATAACTTTTTACATTCATTTCTATGGTGATATCTTCAGCAGGTATTAATCCCTTAATATCAGTTGGTTGGATTAATTTTGAAAATGTCAATAATTCGACATCTTTTTCAGTAAACTTCTCAAAAATACATCGTACTGGTATTTCAGTTTTATCGATATCATCAAAACCATTATCAACCACTAATGTGTATGAGCCAGTTTTAACAGCCTCATCAAATACGTTAAAAAGGGTGTTTATGCCCTTAATAAAGATGTTTTTAAGATTTGCCATATCAAGCCCTCAACAATCTCACAACACTACCACCACCAAGAGTATATAGATCAGATAAAACTTTATATACTTTCTCAGGGATAGTGTCTTTTGCTGTGGAATCAAACCCAGGCATACCCGCTTTTATCATAAGTGATCCAGCACGTAATTGATCAATACCCGATAGAGGATCATCAATTGTCCTATCTTCTTCCAATGAAGAAAGTGCAAGTTCATAAACAGCAACTTTCACCTCATTTGGAATAACATCATCAGCAATTGTTGATCCATCTCTACGAATCACATTGACTCTAGGCCAAAGCATATTTTGAGTAGTAGAAGCACGAAAACCTTTCCACTTTATGTACCAATCCAACATTTGGGAGGATGTTATTAAAATTTGATCTTTTTGTTCAAAATCCTCCCAAGCCGAAGCATGTGCCCGATCAAGAAAGTAGGCACTGGCTTCAGATTGGAGAACATAACTATTTGCATCCGTGGCTCCTATTGTTGCAATTAAAGCCATTCAGAACCCCCTTATTTTTTCTTTTTAAGGATTTTACGGATTTTTTTTGGTTTTGCGGCTTCGGCTGCTGCTTTTGCTTCCTCTGCTTCTTTATCAGCAAGAGCTTGAGCATCATCAGCTATTTTTTGAGCTTCCTCTGCTTCCTCTGCTTCTTTATCAGCAAGAGCTTGTGCATCGTCCGCATCAATTTTTGCCTGTTTTTCTTCCTCTGTTTCTACTTCTGGTTTGGTTTTAGACCATCCAGCATCAAGAACAATTTCCATCTGTTCTTTGTCTACTGTAACGGCTTTACCATCTAAATTATAAACCTTCATAACATAATCTCCTTTTTATCCATTTAAAAACAAATGAAACATTTACCGATTAAGCAGTTTTGTCCCCAACAAGAGTAATACGTCTTGGATCGAGAGCAAAAGCACCAACAAGTAAATCAAGAGACATAGTTGTTTTCTTTGAAGATAGATCATAACCTTTAACAATACGGATACTGACACCGTTATTGGATGCAGTTGCCGCAACACGATCTTCAGGAAGATCAAGCATTGGAAATGCAATTGCAAGAGAACGATCATCCATGATAACCCCATGATGCTGAGTGTCTTTACCGGAAGCAAGGACAGTAACAGCCGCCCCATCAGGAATAACTTCAGTGATTGGATCTTGGAGAGTAAGTTCTAATACTGTATCTCCAGTAGCAGATCCTGCATCAGTGGAAACAAGAGTGTTGATAAGGGGTCTGCGAACACCAGCAATAACAATTCTATCGCCAGCTACAAGAGTCAATGTGGACGTACCACAACCATCTGTAAGCAGTATTTTATCCCCAATAAGATTTTTTGTTCCAGCAGAATTATCGGTAGTAGATACATATGTACCTCTGGTTTCAGCGGAAGCTTCAGTTGGGAATGCAATGCTGGAATACCAGTCCATACCCATTACCCGACCCATTTCGGCATTTCTTAATGTAATTTCACCATCTCCACCACGTGTCTGAGACTGATTAAACCAAGTCTGACCAAGTAAAGTAGCTTCAAGATCAAGATCAACAAGGCAAAAACGATTCATTGCTAACTGTTGAAGGATAGCAGTTTTTCTTGCCTGTGCAATATCACCAGCAGTTTCAAACAAAGCAGTGCTGTAATAACCACCAGCGCCTTGCAGAAGTTTTGTACCAAGATGGGTATCAACTTTTTCAGCCAATTTATAAGTGGCTGGACGAATAACCTGATCAACAAAAGAATCAAGATCCAGGGACTGTTCTCTTGCAGTAATTTCAATTGAAATATCATAGTGTTTCTCAATCGTCATGGGACGAGTGGATGAACTGATTGCCTGAGTGGAAATTGCATCTGTAAATTCATCAACCGCATATTCACCATGAGTTCTAAAAGAAACCGTATCACCAACTTTCCAACCGTTTGATTTATTGGTGAAATCACTTGTTTTGTCTTTTGCACAAAGAGGCGCAATTACAAGTGCGTCCTCAAGATGAATCAGTGCTTCGGATGCTATAATACTCGGATGTTCCCAAATATTTGCCATTTTTTCTCTCCTTTTTAAGAATTAATTTTTTGCCCCTTAAAAAAGAGAAGGGGCCGATAAAAACCTTTAATTGTTTTCCGGCCCCCAAGACCTTCAAAATAGCATTTCCCAAAAATGCCGCCATTTATAATAATCCAACTGTATAGCAGTTAAAATAATAAGTCAACTACTATTTTTTCAACGATCTTAAACGCCGATACTCAACCATATTACCGGCAGTAGCAGCAGCCTGTAATTTTGCAGTATAATCACTTGCATTTCCAGGATCTCCACCTTGTGCTCCGGCACCTTCCGAACCAGGCCAGTAATGTGGGGAAGTTTCTTTTAATCCTTCAATCCAGTTTTTGGTTGTCAAGACTTTATCATCTGTTGTCTTGGCAAGCTTGCCCTCACTATCCCTTGCTTCAATTTGTTTTTTATCATCAAGAGAGAAAACACCACGTCCACGCATAAGAACATCTTCAATGGCTTCCGCCCGGATACCGGCTTTAATGGCTTCAGCCCGGATACCATCATCAATAACTTTTGATTCATACAAATTTTGATATAAAGATCCTTTTGCGGAAGCTTCATCAAATTTACCACCCAATTCTGTCATTGCAGCTTCATGATCGGATTTCAAAGTCGATGTTTTCTTTTCAATCAAATCTTCAATAGTACCATCTTTAAGGAATTCGGTATCTTTATTTTTCTCATGAAATTCCAAAGCCTCTTTAGCTGCTTCTGGGTCCATACCATCAAAAAGTTTCGCTGCTTCCTGTAAAACTTTTTTCTCATCCAAAATTTCAGCGTTTTTGGCTTTCAAACCTTTTTCCGATTCTTCTTGATCGGCTTTTGCTTTATTTGTTAAATTAATCGTTAAGTCGTCAACCTCAAGTTGGTGCATGTTTTCAACTTTTTCACGAATGTCCTTGTCCTCAATAAATGTAAAATCTGGCATTTTAAATCTCCTTAATTATGAAATCCCCGGGATTTCAGTTATGGAACCCACAGGATTCCGTTATGTTTGATCTTCAGTACCTTCAGATATTTTTATAGACTTATCCGAAGCTGCTTTTTTAGCTGTTTTTTTATCAGTAATTATATTACCATCTTTATCCGTTATGGATGTTTCTCCCTCTAGTTGACCCTCTGGTTGATTTTCCTCAAGCAAAACTAAATATTCCTCAAAACCAATAGTTTGATCAAGTAACCCTGAATAAATAAGATAACGATGAATAACATTAAGTGGAACAACTCCCTGATTATATCCCTCAATAACTTCTTTAAGAATTTTAGAATCTGGTATCCCTTGAGTAAGAGAAGACGGAGCATCCAGGATGACTTCCTCTTCATTATAACCAGCCCATCGACACATTAATTTTAAACCATCTCTTAAAGCACTCATTGCAGCAAGATAGACAGAATAAATTGAAGCTGATTGGGTTGATTGACGTATTCGTAATGCTTCAGCCGCTTCAACACCTTTACGAGCATCTAAAATAGCCACACCATGTCGAATAGCCTCTTCATATAGGGATTCAATATGATCCGATACATGTTTTAATGCCGCAGTATCCGTTTCGGTATAGAAAATTCGAGCTTGTTCGTTTTGCAATACGATCATAACAGAGGAACCCACCACATTAGGAAGATCAGAATCAGTAGTTGCTCCAACAACACACAAAGTTGGATTACAAGAAAGATATTCAGAATTTGCAAGATCCGCTTCTTTTCGATAAATCTGTATTGAACAGTTTGCCACAGATATTAATGGGATAGGTTGCATATCAAAACTGTTATTTATAGACCCAGCAAGAAATAATGGAATCTCTTTTGATGGAGTACCCATAAATTTTGGCATCTTTGAAAATTCTTCTAATTCATTTGCACCATCGTATAATTTTGAAACATAATTATCCTTATCATCCAAAGATAATACACGATATACATTTTCGGTTTCATGAGAAAAAATATCATCTGAAACAGGAACAGTTTCAACCATAACTCCAAGAACTAAATTCTTTTCATCTTTAACAACTGCCGTTTTCCAATTTATAAATTCTTCAGCTTTGTACTGTACAAATCGGAATTCATTTTTATCAGGTAAAACATCCACAAGTAACGGAACTCTACCCGTTTGAAATATTTCAATTACGATATCTAAAAATAACTCCTGTATCCCTAATCCATCTTTAGTAGCAGTTTTCAAAATATAGGCAAGTTCTTTTGGCACATTAAATTCGGGTAATTTTGTTATAACAATACCCAACGCCCCCGACAAAGCATATGCGGACACCAATGGAAAATGTGCCCGTTCGATATAAGAATCATAAGCATCCGCAAATTCACCTTTCATACCCGATGGCCTAGGCAAATAAGTTTCTCGTTTACTTTTAATAACATCCTCACCATCAACACAATCACGCATACGTAACCAAGACGCTTTGGTTTTTGTATACTCTGGATGGACGGTGTCAACTGTTGAGGGGTTAATTTTTTGATCAGCCATTTTTAAATCTCCTATTTTCGTTTTCTAGTTGATCTCGTAAGTGGTGTTTTTTTATTGCTTCGTGTAACAGGTTTGGATTTACGTGGCACTGGTTTCACGGGTTTGGCTGCAACACGTTTCATAGCTTTTGCTTCCTTTTCCACCCTTTGTACCATTACGTTTGCTTCTTTAACAGCCCCTTTTAATCTAACAGGACTATTTTTAATTTCTTCTGCTCTTGCAAGAGTTCTGGCATCATCCTCTCTTTGCCATTGTTTATCCTGTGCTGCTGCTGTTAATCTCGCCATGTTTTTAAATTCTCCTATATTTAATTATTAACTTTTCTTCGTGTCATTGCCATCATTTTTCTTGAAAGCAAGTACCGGAGGGCATCTCCACAATGATCCTCTAAATCCGTATCCACATCTTCTGGCTTTTTAGCATCCCTTTGTAACATTGGCAAAGTCCTTAAATGATGTCTGGCCGCTGCAAAAAAATATAAATGGGGTGTTTCTAACGTACCCTTTTTTGAGGCGTTCAACATCTGTCTAATTAATGCCCATCCTGCGATACGTGAACCGGAACCTTTGTATGCTCTAGTCCAATGACATCCATGAATCGCTAAATTATTTCCAATTGATGATCCATCACGCACTTCCCAAATAGAAGTATCAGCAGGACCAACATAGCATTTTAAACCATACTCCGTAAATAGGGCTTTGTCAACTTCAACTACACGTTCAGCGATTTCTTGGGAAGTTGCTTGATCCCCCTCATTTACTTTTCCAGTCCAGCCATAGATTTCATTAATAATGATCATTGAGCCTTTTGGGATATATGGAATACCTTCTCCAACAGGCTGTTCACCATTTGCTTCTACTCCATAAGTAACTGCCCACGGTTTGGACGAACCCCAATCGAAACTTCGGATCAGACGCCAAGATTTTGGGATCTCAAAAGGCTCCAAAACTTGTTTTTTCTTATCCCAAACATCTGTAAAGAATCCACCAATAACTAAATCCCATGATCCAAGAATCCATGCATCACGTAACATCTTATTGCCTTCAGTCAATGCCATCAATTTTGCATGGTATGTAGGATCAGCTTTCAATAAAATGGTATTCTCTGTCAATAAACTCTGAATATGTGTACGTCGTTGTCCTTGTTTATCAGTAAATATTTTTCCTTGTGGACCATTATCAATGAACCTTTCTTTCACCCAACCATTTCCAGGACCAGAGGGATTACACGTAGCTCTATATTTTTTTGGCACATCCGGGTTAGAAGAACGGTTACAGGACATTACTTGCAAATAAAGATCGGAAAAAGGCCAGTTTGTCAATTCTTCCCACCCTATCCAAGGATACTCATGTCCATGATATTGCCAATAATCATCCAAGGTACGGGCATAACTTAATTTTAAAGTTTCCCCTTTTTCAAAAGTCCATACTTTTTTAGAACCATTATATTTAGCACTTGGAAATATTTGGGGAATCCATTTTTTAGTCTTGGCAATTACATCCTCTAATTCAGTTGTGGCTTCACGTAATAATAACCCCCTCCAATCTGGACCAAGACCAGTACCAACATCTTGTAAATAATCCATTAAGAGGACATCTGTCTTACCCCCACCCCTTGGACCATGTAACAAAACTTCCCATACGGGGCATTGGAGGAAACGTGTTTGGGAACCAGGATAAGGTTTCCATATATCATTACGTTTTTTTAACGCATTCATCATCGCTGCCATTATTATTCCCTTACCACTCCGCAGTAATCATTTTCTCTCTCTTCCTCTATATGTCTGATCTTGATCTCTTTTCCTAATTTTGGCAACAATCGGGTATTGGATTCCTGTCTTTCTTTGCTTTTAGATCGTTTACGTAAACTGGGTTGTAATGTGCTGATTCTACGAGCTTCTTTAATGGACTCTGAATTTAACTCGGGATTTTTTTCAAATCTTTTCAAATGTGAATTTATTAACCTCATCCTATACTCTGGATCTTTCCATCTTTTCTTCGCAGCATCCCTATATCTTTTCCGTGTACCAGCATTAAAATTTTTATGAAAAGTCTGTACTTTTTTCTTAACAATCTCGGGATCATGCATAGGCTTATTTTTTCTTGCCAACGCACTTGCTGACATTTTTCTCCTGGACGATAAACTAAGATTTGTCAAAATTTGCCTCCCATTCTTCTTCAGATACTTTTGCAGGGACAACCAATACACCATGAACATTCTGATTTAAATTAAAATTCTTACTTTCCATCTTATCAGAATATCCCAATTTATTTCCTGCCAAAAATTTAAACAAAGTAGTATTGAATCCCCTTTGCTTTAATCCATCTTTACCAGTCTTCAAATACCAAGCTTCATGTAAAACTTGACCTACCTCAAAGGCTGTCATAAATTCCTGATATGTTTCGGCCCATCTTTCCAACGTAGGCATCCCAACCTCAAACTCCGCTGCAATCTCCACCGAAGAGAGTCCTTCTCGACTTAATTCAATATATTTAATGGGATGTAATTCAGGCTTAAATTTAGACCTACTGACTACTTCCATTGTCTCTATAGGTGTCAATGCCAAAGAAGGATCATATTTTAATCCTCCGTGCTTTTCACATAATGTACTTTTACCTACTGCATTTCGTCTACATCTTTTCCCATCAGTGTAATAACTACATTTCTGCTTTTTAAACTTCCGTTTACCTTTATATTTGATCTTTAATTTTTTCTGTCTCGTTAATGGCATATAATCAATCTCCCACCCCTAATAAAAGCATCCATATTATGAAACACATAATCAAGAAGCCAAGAATACACAAATTTCCTATACTTAACACTATATGTAACACTTTTAACACTATCTCCTAAATGGACTCCATTAATTGTTTAAATTTCCTGTAATCTTTTTTAACAAGAAGATCCTCGAACATTTTGTCTGATATAAAATCACTGAGTCCCTTTCCATCTGCATGAGGCCATGAATTCAAAGACTCATAAATGAAGTCTGTTATAATTCCCTCTATTCTATCGTGTAGTCCCTTTTTCTTTTCAAAGGTAAAATTACGTGTACCAAAGAGAATCCAGATTATCACAATGCTTTTTCTTAAAGTCATTGATGTGACTTTGCCTTCGGGGTAATCTTCGCTGTATATTCTAAGACTGAACCGGAGAGTATTCGTTTTAATTGTATCTCTTTGTTTCTTTTCTAATCTTACCATCCTTTGTTTCCCTTTATGGTTCTTTGGTTCCTTTGTTTTTCCTTTTTGGTGGGAAGTATAAAACACAATTGTATAACAGTCAATGGTGAAAATAAAATTTTTTGGGGTGTACGATATTACGGTTAGAAATTGGATAGTTGGGCATACTACAAGAAATATTTGGAAATTGGATTTCCTATGCGCACTGTGCCTGTGCATACTACAAGAAATATTTGAAAATTGGATTCCCTAAAGGAGGTAGGCCCCCTTGGTCCAAAAAAAGGGGCCAAAAAAATGAATGGCATTCAGTTAATAAATAAAACGACGTACTGACCGATATAATATAATAATCAGCGGCTAAGCGCCTTTGTTTATGCGGTTCTTCATCGATTTCTCTTGTATTAACGTTATAAAAGTTTCTAATACTATCATATACATACGCTGTATATGGCTGTATAA